CTGTGCAATTGGATCATCAACACTTGAACCTGATGTATAACTTCTTCTTACAATTTGATAACCTGTTCCAGTGTCTTCAAAAAAGATTCCATTGTTTGCATCAAAACTTCCAACACGTTGTTCTAACCCAGATTCTTGTGCATTCATTACAAATGTATTAAATATAAATAATGATTTACCTGGTTGATAACTCATCACTCTTTTTGATTGTCTAATAACTTTATCACCACTAGCTGTAGTTACATTTAAATTAACTGTAGATTTATTTGCGGTATAAGTAACTGTTCCTGATCCCGTTAAGTCTTCATCAAAGAGATTGTTCTTTGACATTACATTTGAACTATCAAAAATAGTAAATGGATTAGATACTCTTAATCTTCCAAATGCATCATAGGCCGTGGATCCATCGCCACCACCAATTACAGTTGGTTCAACGTTTACATTATTACATGCAGACATTAGTACCTCGCGTTATACCAAGTAAATCTTTCTAATTCTTTTCTTAAATCATCTTGAAATGAAAAATTAAGTTGGTCTTTTAATGTAGATAAAGATTCTAAAATCTGTCTTTGATTTTCGACATCATATTCTTGTTTTGGTTCTGGTATGTATGAAGTTATTTTAGCCATTATTCACCGCTGTGTAATCCACCAGGACCCCCTCCATATACTCCTCCCACTGCAGAAGAAGATTCCATTCCTTTTCCTCTATCTCCCGAATCTCTTTGACTAAATTCTTGATATTTTTCTGCCATTCTAGCTGCATTCTTAGCTCTTGCTCTTCTATCAAAATATTCTGCTAAAGTTTTTGATCTACCAAAATTTGTGTTTCTAAGTCTTTGATTTATAGCTCGTACATGGTCAAAAATTATTTTACCTGGGCCCCTAATTAAATTACCTAACGAAGTATATTTTCCCAAAAGATCTAAAATACCTCCTGTTTTTTGTGGCGTAAATGTTTGACCTAAAACTCTATTTTGATCTGCTATGGTTCTAGGAGTTTGATATCTCATATCTCCAACACCTGAATATGGTAATTGATCTTCTTCGTCTTCATCAACCATTGTTTCACTAACTGAAGGGTATCCAAAATCTGAAGTCACACCAAAGTTATTTGTTTTCGTTGGACTATAACCAAAATTACCTATTAAATCTAAACCTGTTTGTATTCTATTACTTAAAGGAACTGCAGCTCCCATTGCTCTTTGAATCATTGTTGAAGGTATTTGTTCTGCAGCAACTGCTTTTGCAAATTCACTCATAGTAGGACCAACAGGAGTTTCCATATAGTCATATATTCTACCATAACCAGTTGGCATGTCATAATTTTCTCTTGCTCTTTGTGCTGCTTGTGCAATATCATGAAATGGACTTGCACCAAAAGCAATCGCAGGTGCTGCAAGTTCTGCCATTGCGGCTGCAGGAGTTCCAAATGATCCTAAACCTTGTTGAAGCGTATTACTTATTAATTCTGTTGCTGCTTTATTTGCATCTATGTTATAATCCATTCTACTTGGAGAATTAGTATAATAACCTTCAGGACCATAAACTTGATCCGTATAAGATTGATAATTTCTATTAAATATATCTAAAATACTCATTATCTTCTACCATCCGGTTTTATATCTACTCTTAGTGTTCCATAACGCCAAGTTTCACCTACAGCGTCATTTTCAATTTTAATTGCAAGAAGCCTGCCTCTTGCTCGAGTGTCTACTTTATCAGTAGATGATGTTATTGTAAAGGGTCCAAGTGGTGAGCTTGATGCTGTGTTACTTGGATAATTATTTAATAATAATGTTACTTTTGAATTACCTGTAAGTACTTTAAAATCAGGTATAAATCTACTCATAGACATAATAAACTCACCATCACCTCTAAGATCAGCAAGACCGGTTGTGCCTCCTAAAGCACTTCTTCTTGCAGATATGTCAAAATCTCCAGATTGAATATAGGCATCAATAGAAGTTGTACCAGAACTATTGACTTGATCGGTTCCGGTTTCATGAGCATAGTAAGTCGATGCACCATATTTAGCTGTTATACCTTGTATTGGAAAATTAGGTGTGGCTGTTTTATTATAATCTGTTGCGTATGGTAAATCAAAAACTCCTTGATCAACATATGAACTTCTAGCAAGAGATGAAGTTGTCCAACAGTTTTCTCCATAGTTATAGGTTACACATCTATTGATTTGTTCTGAACCTGAAGCAGGATAAAACCAATTTATTTCATTATATAAACTATTGTGTTCTGCATATACAAGTTGACTGGAAGTATAATTTATACCCAAATTATCCCCTGTAGTTGTAAATACAAAGTCTTCTACTAAACATGGTAACATTTTAACTGTACCATCAAACATAAAAAATCCACCTTCACCTGACATCCAAAAGACAATACCATTAGAATAACTTAATGCATTTTGTCCAATTAAACCACAATTGGTACCAACTTGTCTAACACTAAATGTAAATGGTGGACCAACAAATTGAATTACATATGCAGATGAATCTGTTAATACTAGTGTATAATCTTTACCAGACACAGCTCCAACAATTTCATTACCTTTATCTAATCTAAATGTTCCTGCAGTATTAGTTGCAGTTGGAGCATAGGTGTTGAAATCTTCTTGATTTGAAAATCGAATAAACATTGGATCCTGAGTCGATGTATCACCAATCGTTGTTTCAGTTCCAAAATGAAAGACATGTCTATCTCTATCAGATACTTGTGTTAATACTGATGCAGTAGGTGCACCAGTCATAATTGTTGCTCTGTTTGATCTTGGTGAGACTGCTCCTGCGTCCCAAGTAAATGTTCTTCCATTGCGAATAGTTGCAATCAATATTTGTCCAAAGTTATCTAGTGACCAGAGTCCAGGATCTAAAATCACGTTACTAGTTGTACTTGCAGTACCCCACGTGCTTGAACTCCATGTGTCTGTACCCCAACCAAAACCTGGAGTTTGAAAAGTCGGTCCTACAATTACATACGGATTAATTTCAGCTGATCCAGTTCCAGAAGTTGTACCCGCTGAATTAGAAGGCATTGTAATTTCAAATGTATTAGAAGTTATATTTAAAACTTCAAAAGTATTATCTTCAAAATCAGAAGTTGAATATCCTGACCCAGTTGGAACTGTTACAGATGAAAAAGTTACATATCTTCCATTCTGTAAACCATGAGAAGTTTTATTTACGGTGACTGTTGCAGAACCTGTTGTTGCATCAAAGTCAGCTCCAGTAATGGCTGTATCTAATGGAGTAATATCAAAAAAACTATTTTGATCTCCATAGTATAAAAATAAACCTTGAGATGTTCCAATTGCTACATATTTTTCACCAGCTATACTTGTAAAAGTATGTTGTGCCCTTGCCACTCCTGGTAATGTATGATTAGAATCTGTTAATTGCGACCAACCACCTATTTTTTCTGGTAATCCATATCTAAATCTAACAAAATCACCATCAACCCATTGAGATTCACCTCCTGAGTCTGTGATTTGTTTATTAAAACCTGGTTTAAAATTAAGTTTCTGCAGCATAACTAAATAGTTATATCATGCTTTAAAATCAGAAGGAAGTCCTAAATGTGGTCTATTATCAAACTTATTTTTATTTGATCCTTCAGTGGCTTTATTATTATAGTGTAAAAAAACTTGAGCACAGTTATCCCCTTTAAACTCTTCTCTCCAATGTTCTAACTTATCTCCTTTATAAACTAGCATATCACCAGGGTTTAATTTAACTTCTATACCTTTACTTGTAGAAGGAATATATTTACCATTTTTTTCAAAACCATCAGATTCATTTGCTGCAATATAAATAGGCCACTCGTCTCCTCCAAGATTCATCGTAGTAGATATTTCGCAACTAAATCTATCTTTATGTCGATGTAGGATATCTCCTTTTTTATAAATTCTAGCATAAGCATAAGTTTCAATAAGTTTTAGCTCTGTAATTTTTTTCATAACAGGTTTTACTTCTGTAAGTAAAGTTTCCATTGCAACGTCTCCATAATGAGAATAAGTTTCAGGAACTTGTGTATCATTCCATACACCCCAATATGTTGTAAAAGGTGAAATGTATTTTGAATCAAACAAAGTTCTTGCAACTTGTCTTTTTAGTAAAAAATATTTATAAACAAAATTTGCAATTTTAGGGTCAATTGCTTCCTTTATTATTGTAAATCCATTTTGTTTAAAGTTCATTTTTTCCTCGTTTATATTAATTTTACATAATTGTCTTTTACTTTTTTTAAACTTAAATCAAAAGCTATTGTTATTCTCTCTTCTTCAGAATTATGAACACTTGTATAATGAGGTATATTGTTTTGAAATAAAGTTATTTTACCAACTTCATTATTTGAATAATATACTTCAGGGTCATTAATTTGATTTATGGGATTTATATAGTTTGTAGAAGTATCTCTACATTTAACAGAAATATGTCCTCCTAAATATGTATCTGGAGTTGTTAAATGCATATGAGGACTAACTTGTTGACCTTTTGACATTATGTTTACCCAACATTGAGCATAAAGATTTTTTACTAAAGGTTGTTTCATTATATTCAATATCTCGTTATGAAAATTAATTATTTGTTGTTTTATTTTTTTTATTTGTTTATTATCCCATGTTAGTACATTATAGTTTGAATACCTTGCCGTAGTGCTATTTTTTCCAAGGTTGGTATATCCATCAATATTTCCAGATGTTCTTGATAAAGGTAGATCTAAAATATATTCTTTTTTACTTAAAATAAAATTAGTTAAATTTTCAAAGTCTATATTTTCTAAAAAAGATTCAAATATAAAATAACTCCACTCAGGTGCAAAAAAAGTTCGTTTAGGTTCACTTTTAAAATTAAATATATTTATCTTCATTATTTAAATGGTCTCCCTAAATTCCATATTACTAATGAGTATCTAGTTCCTTCCGTAACTGGTTTTACCCTATGCCAAACAAAACTTGGAAAAACAACTATACTTCCTCTTGGTAATATTTGTGTACATTCTGCTGTAGCGTTAGCATTATCAAAATTATTTCTAAAACTAAATTCCAATTCCCCACCTTTATAGTCTTTTTGATTAGACAATGAACATGTTACAGATAACTTTCTTATTTTACCATAAAGATTTAAATCTTTTGAATTATCGTAAGGTTCTTCGTAACTATCACAATGCCAATCATAATGTTGATTAAGTTTATATTTTGTAAATTGACATGCCTCTGAAAAATCCCATTCAAAGTTCCACCCTGCGTTTTTATTTGCTGTATGTATATATGGATGTATTTCTTTATAGATCCATCGTTCCGATAACCACACTATATTAGAATCTCTTTTTCTTTTTAAATCTAAAAGTTCTTCTTTATTTAAATCTGCATTTATTTTAATATTATTTTGTATAGCTAATTCTTCATCAGATAAATGTTGATTCTCTGGTGTTCTTTTAATATGTTTTATTTTTTCTTTAATTTTTTGTTGAGTTCCAGTTAAAGCTAAAAGTTCTTTTTGTTGATTACCATATTTAATAACTTCATCACAAAATCTAGGAGTTAAAGCAGAAGTAAAGTACCAAAAGTTATTTTTTAAATTCATAAATTTCTTATGGTATAAAAATACTTTTTAATAAAAGTAAGTCAATAGATAGAAAAAAAAATATTAATTACCTGTTGCAATCCAACTTGATAAATCAGGATCCCATGCGAATTCATTTGAAGGATCTGAATTATCATAACCAAGCCATCTTAAATTATCTTCGTCCCATGTAATTCTATAATAAGCACCGTCACCGTATGTTATAATTGATGGATATGCTACTGGAGCTTCGTAAGAAGCTGTTGTTAAATTTAACGTCCATGAATTATAGGGTTGTGGTGAATAAAAAATATCATTAATTGGATCATAGGTAAAACCAACACCTGCATAGTTTCCTCTAAATGGAGTTCCTCCATTTAAGTGTTTATTTTCCCGTGTATTATAGGAAGTTCTTTTCCAATAAGTGTCTGAAATATTAGAATAATCTATAAATGGATCTTTTGGATGATTATCTTTTACCCATTGCTCTAGTTCAATAGAATTTTCTCCTCCATGATCAATAGCTTGTTGTTCACCTATAACAATAACTCTTAATACTTTATTATTATCAGAATTAATTTCTGCAAAATGAGCCATAATTAATCACCTTTCCAATCTCCTGTTTTTCTATAACCATATACTTCTTGTATGTTCCAAACTCCAGGAGCACTAAAAACTGCAGGTTGTGAAATAGCAGGTTCTTTTACTAACACATATCCAGATCCACCAGCTCCACCACTTGTAGAAGTTCCAAAATGTCCTCCACCACCAGAGCCTGAGTTTGTGTCTCCAGATGGAGCAATTAATCCACCAGGTCCATTTACTCCTGATCCACCTCCACCAGTTCCACCAGTTCCACCAGAGGCTGCTGTTGAGGCACCTCCTCCGCCTCCCGCAAAGTAAGCATTAGTTGGTCCAGGGCTTTTTGCTGGATAGTAGGGTTGTGGTGCTGCTCCAAAATAAGGTGCTGTATTAGTTCCTGCCCCACCAGGTCCACCTGTTCCTGGCCAAGATCCTCCTACTGATCCTGATCCTGAAGATCCTCCACCTCCGCCTCCAGAGTATGAACTTGCAGGTCCACCAGGATTTCCTTCTGGAGGTGAGTATCCTCCTGCGTTTCCAGATCCACCTACACCTGAACCTCCACCAGGTGTGTTTACCCAAGTTCCTGCTCCTGATCCTCCAGGAACAGTAGCACCACCTGAGTTTAACATTCCACCTCCACCTGTTGAAGATATAGGAACACTTGATCCAAATGTAGAATTTGATCCAGATTGAGGAAGACTAGCAGCAGTCCCAGGACCTCCAGCTCCAATTGTAACTGGAATTGATGATGAGGGAACAGGATGGTTTTCTAAAATTCTTAATCCACCTGCTCCACCTCCTGCAACTTGTCCACCTCCTCCACCAGCAATAACCATAACTGTAACTTGAGTTGTATAAGTCCCAACTGTAAAAGCAGGGTTAGGTGATGTAAAACCTGTAATAGTTTCAGGTTGATTAATTTCGGGTGTGTTAACAGGATCTTGTTCTGGTCCTATGATTCCGCCATTCGACATAGCTATAGTACCTCCCTATTAAGATAATTCTTCGTAATTTATTGTAATAGTTAAATCACTGTTTGCTGAAGCTCCCGCTTCAATGTTGTCGCCTTCTTCTAAATAAAGTGCTGTGTTTTTGTCACAAACAACTAAAGTTGCATCGGCAGGTACAGCGATTGTACTTGCTATTTTAATTGGTGACCCACCACTTTTAGTGATTGCTACTGTAGCATCTGCAGAATTACTTCCATCAATGTTTGCTATAATAATGCTATTTACTTTAAACACTTTTCCTGAAGCTGCAGAGTTTAATAAAATTTGAGTTGTTAATGTTGTAGTTAATGTTGCTTGTACAGACTTAGCTGTAATTGTAGAAACATTTACTAGATTTGGTGCTGCCATTTTTTATCTCCTATATTTATATTATTAACCTAAAATAAATGCCATTGCAACAGCTTTATTGCTGAAACTTAAATTACCAGAGCCATCTGTTACCATAGCTTGTCCATTTACACCACTAGATGTTGGTAAAGTAAATTGATTAATTGTGTTAATATTGGCATTTAAATCAACTATATTTGTACCATCTGAGTATAAAAGTTTGGTTCCTTTATCAGTAGTAGACCAAGTGGCTCCTGTTCCAGAGCTTGTTTTAAAGGTCACTGTAAAGGCTCCTGTAGTTGCATTTTCTACAGTATATGTTTTTTCAATTCCATCTGGAATTACTACATTCACGTTAGATGTAATAGTCCCTGTTAATTTTAAAACTTGATTTTTACCATTTGATAGTACCCCATTTGAAAATGTTAGTGTTGCTCCTGTCGTTGCATTTAAAGCAACTGCATCATAACCACCAATTGCTTGCTCTAGAATAAGTAAATTTGTATTAGTAATTTGTCCCCAAGTTCCTGAATTTTCTCCAGTCGCTTGTACAGTTAATTTTAAATTTGCCGAAGTAGTATTAGCCATATTTTATATTCCTTAAATTATATTATAATATTTCATTTATGCAGCAGTGTCAACTTCCGTCCATGGTGAGATTGTTCCTGTATTTACTTCACTCCATATTACATTTTTGACACTTCCTTGAGCCATTGTCATTGCAATTCCAGTTACTTCTGCACTTGCATCATCTGCGGTAGCCGTACCTTCTTGCATAGTCAATTCTTGACCAGTTACATCAATTAAACTATTTGCATCTAAAACAGCTGTTCCAAGAGAAGCGGATAAAGCAAAACCGGTTAAAGAAATATTTGCATCTCCAGTGACATATGGAGCGTTTTCTTGCATAGTCAATTCTTGACCAGTAATATTAACATCTGCATTAGCTGTAATAGATACATTTCCTTCAGCTAAAGATAATAACTCACCTATAGGACTTGCTATAGTATTTGCATCTAAAACAGCTGTTCCATCTGCAGCGGTTAATGCTTGTCCTGTAATATCAACATCTGCATTAGCAGTTGTAGTAACTGAACCTAAATTAGCGGATAAAGCTTCACCTGTTGGGAATGCAACAACACCTGCAAAAATATCAACATTACCTTCTGTGATAGTTATATCTTGACCAGTTAAAAAAACAGTTACATCAATAATAACACCAGGAGATGTTTCTGCTATGGTAAGTTCTTGACCGGTTACTTGTACATTAACACTGGTTGAACCTGTAGCTGCAAAAGGACTTTCTGCAAATGTAGTTATTCCAAAAGCCATATTCTAGGCTCCTGTTTTGTTTTCTTTTTTCTCTTCTTCTTGAGGTAATTCTTTTTTTAGTAATTCAGAATAATGTGCTTGTAGTACTGTTAAATCATTTAACTGCATTGAAATTTGTTGTTTTTGAACACCAATATTTTGTAATTTTTCTACACAAAGTTTTCCTTGTGGAGATAAGTTATCTGTATCATATTCTTTTTTATCAAAATTAAATTTCATAATATTTTAACCAAATACCATAGCTAATACGGTTGCCGTTCCTCTATTTGTTATAGATGCACCACCTCCAGAATAAGTTGTTGCAGTTAATGTTCCACTAACATCTAATTTAGATGCGGGAGAAGTTGTACCAATACCTACGTCACCAGCACTAGTGATACGCATACTTTCTGTAGCACTACTTCTAAATCTAGTAACATTTGCTAGTGAAGCATGAGTACTACCATATACAGTAATATTTCCACCCACATTAGAGTTTGTTCCGCCCGCTAAGGCAATACTACTAGTGTCATTAGTTGAATGTATTTCACCATTGCCATCGAAATTTAATTCGTCTGCTGTAACTATTCCAGTAACATCTAAAGTAGTTCCATCAAATGTTAAATTAGCTTCTGCATTCATGGCATCTGTACCAGTTGCAGTTAGAACTCTGTTGTTAGAGCCATTTGACATGAAGTCAGATACATCTACAGAAATAGAATCTGCTGCAACGTCAATACCAGTTCCTGCTCCTACTGCAAGAGAACCAGAAGTTGTGACCGTTCCTGTTAATCCATTACCACCAGAAACAGAAGTTACAGTTCCTGTGTTTGTAGTAAATCCAGAATCATTATTAAATCCTGATATATTAATATTTGCTTTTGTTAATTTCTTTTGAGCACCTACTGAATCTACTACTGCAAAAAAATCACCATCTGCATCTGAAGTTGATGTAGTTAATTCGTCTAAATCTACAGCTAATGTTGGAGTAGATCCTTCACCAGAAGCTGCTCCTGTAATACCTTCTCCTGCAGTAATTGAAGCTACATAGTCCCCAGTAGTATCTGTCGTTAATGTAACTGTGTTTAAAGTTGCAATTGAACCTAATCCTAGTGTCGTTCTTTGTGCTGCAGCATCTGCATCGTCTAGTAATGCTTTACCTGCAGTTGTTAAATCAAAAGTTCCTGCAGTACCAACACCTGTAAATTGAATCCCTTTATCTGCTGCTGAAGTTAATCCTCCAATTGCAGCAAGTTCTGCATCAAGCCTTGCATTAGCTACTGTTCCAGTCGCTAAGTTAGATGCATTTAAATTTGTTAAGTTAGATCCATTGTTTGCAACAATGTTTCCGCTTGAATCTAGTATGACCGCTTTAGATGCAGGAAGAGTACAAAATACATCTTTAGTTCCTGCAGAAAAGTTTACTGCAGCATCACTATTAGATGATGATAAAATTGTATCTCTTGATAAAGTGTCAGTTGCAGCATCTGTTACAGTGCCAAGTCCTACTTCAAACTCACCATTCTCATTTACAATCGAATAGTAAGTTGTGTTAGCGTTACCAATACCTGCAACAAAGGTTTCAAATCCTAAAGATGCTCCGTCTAAGTTAAGTGTACCTGTACCAGTAGTGGTCGAGGTCTCTTTAACCCTGTCATTTACAACTAATGCCATTTAACCTCCTATTAACCAGAGATTCTTAATATAGCTGCCGATGTAGTAAATGCTGGAAACTGTACTGTGAAAGTTCCTGATGTAGCTGTTTTATCCGCTCCAAAATCTAAAACTGCAACTGCTGCATTAGTAACTGCAGAAGATGTGTTGTAGATTAATGCACCTCTAGCTGTCAACGTTACACCTGTGAATGATAAATCTGCAAAGTCAACAATTGCAACACCTGATGCAATTGAAGTATTTTGACCTGTTAAATCACCGCCGCCTGCTGTGTAAGAACCACTTGCAGAAACTTCTTGAGTAGTTGTGTAAGAAGTAGTCGCTGAGTTTAGAGTTGCTGAAGAAGTATAAAGAGCTAATTTAAATTTATCACCACCTGATGCAAAGTTTGCATCACCTTCCAGTAATTGTTTTTTAAACGCATTTGCAATCGCTTGTGTTATAGCCATAGTTTATCTCCTTATTTTCCTCCGACTCGAGGAACACCTGATTGATATTCATCTCGTCTTCGTCTTCCCATTTGTTCTATAGAGAAGCCTTCAACCACTTGTTTATACTTTCCTTCATATAATTGCAAGAGATCATTTGGCCCCTTTAAGAAGCTGTAAGCTTCAACTAAGCATGCATACAAAAGTCCGTTGGGAAAATACTTACTTAGGTATGTTGTTGTATTTGTACTCGATAAACCTGGATCTTTCAAGATATAATTTAATTGAATTTCATAAGTTGAACTTGGTGTAGGCGCTAAAACAATGGTGTCTTTATCCCACATACTGTAATATTTAGGTTCTCCTGTTGCCCCTGTTGAATTATATTCAGACATAAAACTTGTATCTCTATACTCTAAGAAGTTTCTAGTACCACCTGCTCCACCATCTACAATTTGAGCTGATCGAACCACTAATAAATCAGCAGGTACATCTATAAATCTTTGTGAAGTAATTAAATTTGCTGTTGCATATCTTCTATTATTATCTGAATCAACATCTCTAAATATTCTAAATTCTGCATTTTCAATAATGCCATCAACAATTGTAGATGTTAAAACATTTGAATCTACTTCTGTGTAATCTCTAATTTTTTGTACTAATTCTGCGTATGTCATATTAACCTTGTAACGTCACTGGTCCTGCAGTGCAGCTATCGCCTCCTCCGTATACATCACCTGAAGTAGCAGTGTCACTACTTGCAAAGTAATAGTAATTAGTTGTGTCCGTTATATTACCACTTGAATCTATTTTGCCAAGTATAATACTAAATCCTGATGCGTTATCTATATCAGTTACACCATCAAAACTAGGTATATCTCCAAACCCAGTTGCATTACTAGGTCCTCTAAATCTAACAGTGTTACCTGTTGATCTATTATGAAAAGGTTCATAAACATTTATATAAGTTGTACCGGCATAGTTAATTGTTTCAAATGGATTTGGATTTAATAAAATTAAAACTTGTGGTTCTGTTCTATCTGGTCTTGCATTTTCTAAACCTGTTGGATCAGCGGTATGTGGTTTTGGTTCTAATTGTGGTTGCTTTGGTTCAAACTCTGAAATATGGACTCTTGATCCATTCCATTCAATAACCATTTCTTTGTATGGGAAAGCCATACCTGATCTATCAGAAATAAATTGTGCGTATTTACCATTTGATTTAGACATTTGGATAATAAGTTTTTGGGGTTATAAAAGAACTAGATGAAGAACCATCTTCTTCTAATGCTCTTTTCAATTCATCTTCATACAATAATTTCATTTGTTGAACGAGTTGTGGATTAAATTTTTGTGATAAATAATATGCAAGTCCTGCTACCATACAAGGTACAAATCTATATGGTACATCTGCTTCATTTGTATAGGCCCCGGCATCCTGAATCCGGCTAACATAATAATAGTTTAGAAAGTTTCCGGCTTCTGTAGAACCAGGAGTTAAATATAAAGTAATTGTAACTCTATCAATAAATCTTTGTACAAAATATTGTGATGGAACACCCGTAGATGTTTTATTTGAAAATGCTTGATACTCAGATCTATTTATTTTTGTAAGTGGTGTATCAACACTAGATGCATTTCTATAACTTGCTTCTAATATATCATCAACTCCATATACTGCTGTTGCATCTGAAGTGCCATCAGCTGTTGATCTATACATTACATATTCTGCTTGACCATCAACTAATGTAATAGAATTATTTTTTACTTGCCAATAATGCAAACCTCTATTAGCCCATTCTTGAAACATTATGTTCAAAGAACGTCTTGCAGTTTTTATATCATTACCAGAATAATCAAATCGACCTACACGTTCGTAGGCTTCAGTAATTATATCATCAATATAAAAACTTGATTCAAAAGTTGTAGTCCCAGAAGTTGCCATTTAAACTCCTATTTGTCTAATAATATCGTAGCCGCAACGTCCGCACCAATAGCATTTACAGTCATAAAACTTTTAAATAAAATTCCATCTTCTGGAAGATTAAATGCAAATACATCACCTGCTGGACAACTTGTTACAAACTGAGTTCCATCTGTATCTTGTAAAGTAATAGACTGAGCTGTAGTAGCATTTGTATTTTCAACAATGATTCCTCTTAATCTAGTTCTTCCTGCGAATACAGATCCAGTTCCTGTAACTCTTACTGCTTTTACATCACCTTTAGCTGCCATAGTTTTCTCCTATTAAAATTGTGTGGGCCCGAAGGCCCACATTAATTATTTATTAACTTACTACTGCGCCACTGTTAGAAACAATGACCCAACCGATAGTATTTGCCCAAGCTAACATTACTGTGTCATTAACATCAGCAAAAGCCATGCTAGTTCCATTAGCAAAAGTAGCTGGAGTAACTGTTGCAGTTCCACCACCATCAACAACCATAGTAATGATTT